GTCATAATGTATCCGTTTTTGGAATCAACAATAAACCCAGAACCTACATTTTTAAAAATATGTCGGTCTGCTCCGCCGATCATTCTTTTAATGACCACTGTTGCATTTTTTATTTTTTCAAAAACTTCGTTATCACTGAAAGCATGTGAAACGCTCAAAAAGAAGAAAAGAGAGTATACTAAAAACCTTTTCATAATAATTTCCCCCAAAAATTACTGAAAAGATTTTTTCACAAATCATTTTTTATTATTCTTACTATTTCCAGTAATTTTACCATTTTCGTCGATATTAATAACGCCTTTACTCTTCAGTTCATCAAGACAGGTGGCGTATCCTAGAGAGCTTCCCAAAGAATATCCACCTTCTCTACCTTCATTATAACCTTTCTGGTAAGAGGTGGATTCTACAAAAAATAATGAACAAATAAGGAATATTCCTGCGGATATCAAATAAAGAATGATTGTAGATAATTCAAAAAACATAATATAGGCTCCTTTATATTTATAAGATTTTGGTTTTTCTGGTCTTTTTCTTTTTATTTTTAAGTTTTTTCGAAGTTATTTTTTTAGGTTCTTTCTTCTCTACAACTTCCTCTACAACTTCCTCTACAACCTTTTCAACTAAAGGTAGCATATCAGGAAATGCTAGTTGAACCTCTTCATATTTCAAATCGGTTTGTAAATTTCTATCGACGCAAATCTGTAACAAAAGTTCGGACTCAGTTTCATGTAACGATTCCAACATTTCAATAAAAACATTTTCCAGTTTATACATCTTTGTTCCAGAAGACGTAAAATTTTTGATAAAGTATTTTATCTTTTTTGCTTCTCTATAAAGATGTGTTTCGCAAACACCTACAGGTCCAGGATTCACTGTGAAATCAGGTCTGGTTGTAGGGAAAACGAAATCAACATCGGGATGAAAAGCAGAATATATAACTTGCCTTAGAGTTTTAGTGTCGTTATTTTTGAGATATTTTACCCTGTCATCCGAACTTTCAAGTTTCTCACACTCTTTTAAAATTTCGGGGATGCTCTTAGTCCTCATCATATATTATTCCTCACTTCTTTGGGGTTTAAAGTCTTCAATTTTATTTATAAGCTCTCTTAGATCATATTTCACTAAGTATGTGAAAGCTTTTTGTATATTTCCGACTCGTCTTTCATTATATGAGGACATAATATTTTCTGTTATATTAGAGGGAATTTCATTCAAATCAATCAGTTTCTTATTTCTACTTATCCTCGAATCATACTTTGATGATTGATTTAAGATTATAGAATTTTTTATCTCTTCTAATCTCTTCTTGGTCATTCTTGATTGCTTCTTATCTTGATTTACAAAAACATCATCATCAGATAGAACATTCGGAACACCGTCAGACGTATCACCTTTTATTATATGCTCTAACAGATAGTTTCCAATATCACTTATCTCCTGTTTAGCAAACATTTCCTTCTTTCTCGGACAATACTGTCGAATATTACTGGAGTGAAGTTGTATAAAATCTTTGTCACTAGAAACTATAACAGTTTTTTCACCACTCCTGTTAAGTTTTGCGAGTGTTGCTATAATATCATCTGCTTCTGCCCCATCAGTTTTGACCACTTTATATGGGAAGAACTTATTTAAATCTTCAACCAATGAATGAAAGTCACCGAATACAGCATCCCAATCGATGTCATCTTCCTGTCTTTTAAGTTTTCTAGCCATTTTATAGTAGGAGAAGTAGTCCTTTCTCCAAGACCTTGAGTCACAACATATAATCATTTCACCGTAAGTATTCTTAAATTTAACGTTGAAACTCCTTATAGTATTCAACACCCAATGTCTAAAAAACTCTGGTGTATAATCATTCCTCTTTATCATAACAATCATATTACTCATCATGACCTGATTGAAGTCAACTAAAATCATTATAAATACTCCTTGTATGGATCACATAAAATCTGTTATAGAAACTGTTTTCAATTGTATATCTGCTTGCTTTTTAGGCTTTTTGGGTTTTATTTTCTCTTTCGCAACCCTCTTTCTTTTGGTTGCTTTCTTCTTAGTTCTCTTATTCTTGACTTGGCCGAATATATCAACGATTTCTTTTATGAACTTAACAAATCGTCTTAATTCGGATCTTTTCATATATGAATATGATTCAACTAGTTCGATATCTTCTCGGTCAACAACGGATTGTAATTCCGTTAATAAAGACTGATAGTGCTGAGAAATCATTTTACCGTAAATTGGCTTGATAGTTTTCGAATACTTTTTGACACTAAAATTAGTTTGATATCCATTTATCATAAAGTCATCTATTTCATTATCCAATTCGCATATTATTTTACTGAAAACTCTTCTGACTCTTGACATTGGAGAAATTTTTCTAGTCTCCTTTTTTTCAACTTTTAGAGTCTCAACTTCTTTGATAAACTTTCTAGGGTTCTTTTTCAAATCCTCTATCTTATCTAGAAAAATACTCTTTGGGTCAACTAGGACAAGACCACTTAGAATCATATCACATATCCAAGCAACAGATGAACGTATTTTATTTTCATCATAAGACTTGATTTGCGTTATATACTTCTCGTCTTCAAATTCTTGAAAATATTCAATTAGAATATTTTTGACATTAGACCTGTCATATTTGTAGGAATACCAATTGATTGCTTTGAATATTCTACTATCTTCGATATGGACTTCTTCATCTGTCCATACAGGTTTTGTGCCGTAAACATATGTTCCTTCAGCATCAACCATTCTCTGTTGCATGACAAAGCTCCTTTTTCACTTTTCTATATTATATACTATTTTGAAAGATATGTCAAGAGGCCATATTCACATATAAAATATGAATCGGCAATATCGTTTATAGGACTCGTTATTGATTTAGATTTAAATGTCATCTTTAAGTCTATGCCCAAAGATTCGTAAACATATTGTTTGTCAGCATTCCCTTTACCGACTACTTCTTTTTTCCATGTCGAAGGCGGGACAACTTCGAAAGTAATTTCTGCTTTGTAGATTTTGTGTTTGAGGACACCTGTGTTTTCTGCAATGTGGAAGACTCTACCCCTAGAACCCATGGAATAGCCTTCCAGAAATACGTGATTGACCTTTTTGTCTTTGAGAATAGTGATTGCCCAATTTGATAAATGGTCGAATCTTTTAACATCTTCAGAATCTTTTTTATAATATTCACCATGTATATTCCCCTCTTCTATGATTTTCGTTTTCTTATCTATTAGATAGTAGAAATCACAGTTTTGGAATCGAAACTTTTTGCTTGTGTCGAAAATGCAGAGTGACGGACAACTCATGCTGTAATCTATTCCTGCTATTATCACGCTATCCATTCATACCTAGAATTAGGATTTTTTAGGTTCTTTCTATCTTTGTTGGGTTTAGCAACCTCTTCAACTTTTCGTCGTTCGGAATGAGGTTTGATTACAAAAATAGGTTGTTCAATAGTTATCGGATTTATCATGTGAAGGAATTAGCCAAGTTTCTAAATGCAACGAACATATCATGCATAAATAATTTATTGGAATCTATTAGAAACCTGTTCCAGACGATATGACCCCATGTCATAACGACCATCCATATTACCAAAATTTTTTCACGTTTAGTCATTCTATATCCTTACTAGCAAAGATTTCATTACCTTTATAGAGAATCCATTTCGTATCACTTCCGTCGAAATTTTTATAAGATTCTCTCAATTCAACTATTTTTTTAATAGTTTCATCAAATGTATCTTGCTTATAGATATTTAGGTTCTCACCATTTATGACTACTAATGTAAAATTTGACATATCGACTCCTTTTTTACCTTATATTACTATTATAACAAAAAAAGGAGTGTGTGTCAAGAGTTTTATTTAAAAAGATGTGCTTTGGTCAAAAATATAGTCATCAAACAAATTCTTTGCTAGTTGAGCTCTTGTCCCACCCTTTAGTTTATAAATTTTATCATCTGGTCTATCCAACCAATCAACAATTCCGCCGTCATAACTGCGCAAATTTTTACTATATATTTGATAGATGTCAAATAAAGTTTTCACTAAACTGTTGCGTAATTTGATATATGAATCTTTAGTTTCTGGGTCATCAAGTAATACGCTAGATAACTTTTCTTCATTTAGGAATTTAAGGTTTTCAATTTTTTCAATAGATTTAATAACTCTGTCTAAATTCTCATCTTCACGAATCTCTTGTAAAATTTCCGACATTTCATTTATAAGTTTATTACGTGGGATTATTTCTTCCCAAGTTTGACTTCTTGATATTGCTCTTGGATGACCTTCAAACTCCCAAACTCTGAATTGATGCAATAGCATTTTTTCATCAAAACCTAATTTCCAAAAAGCAATATAGAGTTTTCGCAGTTTTTTAATTTTTTTCTCAGCAGTTGCCAATTTTTTTACTTTTTTAGACCAGTCACTTCCTTTAGGGCCATAATCTTCATCAAAATAATCCATTTCAAGTTTTATTCTGTCAGGTTTATTTGGATACGTTTTTTTAACTTTTGCAAGTCTTTCTTTTCTTCGTTTTTTATAATAGTGCGTCAATTTAGCTTCTGCGGAAGAAATCTTGAGTTTTTTCGATTCTAACCTTTTCAATAAAGGTGGTTGTCCAGTTCTTTTAGGGTCTTTGAATTTCAGAGGTGGAATCAGGACACCATCTTTAT